TGATGTAGCTCTTTGTATCCTTCTGTCTCAAAGTACGCACCTGCAATCTCATTGCATCGCTCAAGAATAAACCTACCTAGCGGTTCGCTTATCCTTCCGTTTTGCTTTGACAGTAGACACTCCTTCTCTACTAACTGCTTGTCGTATTTTATTTTCTTCTTCGGCATTGTTAATGATGCGCATAAGGTCTCCTGTTAATCCAAATTTCGTCCATATGTAGCTGGGTGATAGCTCTGTAATACGGCTGATGCCATACATAGTCACAGGCCGTCCCCTTCCAACGATATCTTTTACTGCCAAGTATATATCAATCTTCTGATTAACAATAACCTCATCAATATCCTTTTCTTCCATAGGGACGTATGCGCTTTTCATAGTTAGGGTCAAGCGACTGTATCTTATCCATAAGGATGTTCTCTTGACGGTAGGCTTCTCGCATCTCGTCATTGGTAGAATCCTTACCAGTGTTGGCAAATATGACAACCATCTGGTGTTGTAGCTCATCTATTTTGCGCCTGATGCCCTTATTAGTAACGTACAATATTTCGTCATTCATAGTACCTGATAATTACTTCGTATGTTTCTTTCGGTAGGTCCGGCTCATAACATATGACCAGCTTACGATAATACTTTGGCGAATCATCTGCCACGTAGCCTTTCTCAACGAGGGAGTCAGCAACAAACTTGCAGCATAAAATACTATTGTCGCAATCGAACCTACTGTTATAATTAACACGTAGCTCAAAGCGAGAAATGGTAAGCGTATCAAAAGAATCAAGAGCATCTTTAACCAACCTTTTGTAGTCATCCGCCAATCGCTTTCTAACAGTCCAATGCTTACCGGCATAGAATTTATTGAGGCTAGGAGGCTTTCCCAGCGTGAGGGTAATTTCTTTTTCATATTTAGCCATATATTTTTCTTGCGCTAGAGACATTAATATAGCCCACCTCTTTGCTGACCTTTGAGCGGTTAGAGAAGTGAGATGTCTTAGGCATCATCCTATCTTCCCACTTAGGTTCTGGGAGGGTGGATAGGTTAAACACATATACGCCATTAGGCGTAGAGTTTACATAAAATGCTTTGGTGTTGAATCGCTGTGCGCGAGATACGAGGTAGTCGTATTTGGCCTTCTCTATCAGGAGGTCATCGTAGTGCGTCTGTCGGCACTTTAATTCTATATCTAGTCTGAACTTCTCAGAGTAGCAATCGTACTTGGAAAACTTATCGTCAGATTCTCTAAGGTCAGGTATGAACCTGCCTTTTATAAATTCAAATAGCTCACTCTCTTTAGTTATCACTATGGTTTTCTTTTAGGTGCGCCAGCTCCTCCTGTAGATGGACTATCGCCTTTTGGATGTCCTGCTCTTTGGAGTTTTCGGGCTTATGCCCAGCGCGAAGAAGATAGGCGATTGCTACGCCAAGGTTGTATGAATCCTCTTGGAAGTCAAGCACAACATCCATAGCGTGAATCTTCTTATATCTTCCTATGTAGTATTTAGGAGTTGACATTTGTAAACTCTTTATAATTAATTATGAAACATTTATCTACTGGCAGTGTATACGCATCACCGTCTAGGTACTCATCTTTGTAGATACCAGAGCTGTGGGCTATGATAAAAGACTTTGTGGCTCGACATACTACAACATACCAAAAGCTTTCTTCCTTTACTTCGGTGATCGCCTTAAAGGTTACTGTTGATGGCTCGTAGTCATCGCGAGAGTTCCATACGTTTTCACCGTCCTCTTCAACCAAGAAGAACTCAGCCATTCCATTGCGTTCTGCTACAATGTCAAAGGCTAAGTCCTCAGGTTTATCTTGAATGATATAGGCGCGAGCCTCAAGGGCTTCACGCATAGTAAGTACACCGAAATAGTTTTTCACGATATAAATATACGCTAAACAATTTCAACATCAAACTTCTCTACGCTTAGGCGGTTATGGCGCTGTATTACAAGCCTTCCGTTTGCTGCGTTAAAGAATATGTAATTGGTATCACTCCCTGTGTAGTCGTTGATATCCACTTTATACTCGTCGTTGTTGACTCGTATTCGCTCGTGTGACAGTACTTCTGTTTCTTTAATTTTTTCATAGTTGTTTTCAAGATACATACATATCACATACATCCAGTTCTTTCGCCATTCGTCAACTGTTTTATTCAATGTCTTCGTGTTCTCCATCGTCCCAAGGTTCTGTTCGTAAATCTTTATCTATTTTTCGAAGGCGCATATGCTCGAAATACATCTCGTCATAATGCTCTCCGCTGTTGCCGTTACGCATAATAACCTCCATACGATACTCTTCATACTCTTCTTCAGTCATATTGCGTTTTTTAGCTGAGTCTGGATGCTTATCAAAGTAGTCAAATGCGTCTTTCATAGGTGCATATCGTTTTTATTCACTATGCTAACGCCCCACCACAGCCAACCGATGCTTACGCATCCGTCACAAATTTGGGAATCATATGTGACAGAGATATGTGGTAGGAGGTGTACGCTACCTACGTATTTAAAAGTTTCAATTCCAGTTTTCATAGCTCTAAGTATCTTGATAGTTCATTGCTATTAATGTCAGCCTTTATTGATATACCGTCAACGAGGTCTATATAATATCCCATAGGATTTTGTGTGATTGATAATACATTTCTTAGGTTAATGTATGCAGTGCCATTGACTGTGTTTATCTTAATAAATTCATTACAGTTACTCATTTTCTATTTTGTTTTTAAGGATTGACTTATGTGTTGAACTCATCTCAACATTTTCTTGTAACCATTGAAGGTATTGTGTTTCTACTTGGTCTAATTTATAACCTCTGTAGCGTCCTATCACTAGCCGTTCGTCAGAAATTCTGAATGGGTCGCGGTATGTCTTTGATGGAAGGAAGTTGTTATGCATCGCAGAGCGATTGTCATACATTAAAGTCCTTCGTCCACGTGGCACCATACGGTCTTTAGGTTTCTTCTGGCTCATTTCTCTTTGGTGTTAAAGGTTTGGTCATATAGTTCTTCAGTAGTCATCAACCCTCTTTGGTCTGATAAGAACCCACACTTTCTTGTATATTCAGCAAACCCACACATCCTCTCTTTCTCTTTCTCAAGCATTGATTCAATCTTTTGCTCAATCATTCTTGGTGTCTCTAAATCCATTGGTAGTGTTGTTCTAATCCATTCCAACAACTCTTGCATTGGTGTTTTCATTTCTCTTTGCTGTTAAAGTATTCATTTAATAAATCTGCTAACTCTTCAGGGGTGTCGTTAATCTGTCCAATCTTTTCTCCGTCTACAAAAACATCATAACCCCAATCATAACAACACCCATCTCCACAAGTGTAGTCCCAATATTCAACAGATATTTTCATTTCTCTTTGGTGTTAAAGGTTTCTATTATATTCTTGAATCTCCTCTTCAGTAAGTGGCTTTACCCACTGCTTGTCTGCATACAAAGGCATTGCTCTAAATCCGTGAGGCTCTACTACAATTTCATCATTGTCGCAGTTTACTTGTAGCGCATCATCTTCTACTGATGCTACTATCCATACTAATGTTCCTTCTTTCATTTCTCTTTTGTTTTAAAGGTTAATAATGCATCATACAACTCCTTAGTAATTTCTTCAGGCGTCCATCCGTCATAGTTTTCAATAGCCCAAAAGTATGCGCCATCATTCTCCATAACTGATAGACCACCTTCGCAATTACCCACATCTCCGATTTCGGTTTGGTTACCATCCCAAATTTTGTTTATAGCATCTTTTGCTTCTCCTATTTCTTCTATGGTTGGGCGTTTTCCATCTGCCCACAATCCTTTATAGTGCTTGATTAGTTCTTTTAAATTTTTCATTTCTCTTTTGTTACAAGTTCCAAATCAGATTCGTGCGCTGGCCAAAGGCGGTCATCATCTGCTTCATCCCATAGCACATAGGGGCTAATGCTGTCGTTTTCATCTACAGTACCCAAACTTCCAGACACGACACCATCATCTCCAACTTCTCTAATGTAGCGAACTCGGTCGCCTTTCTTAAATTTTGCCATTTTGTTTTTCATTTCTCTTTGGTGTTAAAGGTTTTTGTTTTACACTTTGTGGCTCATTTACTTTACACTTTGAGCCGTATTTGGTTCTTTTATGGCTCAATGAGCAGGGGGGGATTGTGCTGATATAATCCTCCCCCCCTATATTCGCTCAACTCTTAGTACCCGGCATACCTTCTGTGCTTTGAGTAGCACATCTTACACTTACCCCGGTAGTAGGCATCAACGCCATATCTTTTCTGCACATAGAAGAACTTAATATCGAGTTCCTCTTTGCAGGTGTTGCAGGTATTTACTTTCTTGATTTCCATCTACGATACATATTCGCAGCTAGTGCAATTCTCTGTGGGTAGTACGGGCTGCTCTTGCGAAGCTTAGCCAGTGCTATTCTGATAAACTGCTCCTGTTCGTTTTCTTGCTCTTTCAAAACTCAAGGTCTTTTTGTTCAACAATATTCACTTCCTTATGGCGAGGATGAGAGTATCCTTTCTTACCTCCCTCGTCAACATAGTATCTGTTGGTTATCTTATCGTAGTACATATACAACGAACCTACACTTCCAACAGCTTTAGGCTTCGCCTTAACTACGCTAATCTTAACCTGATTAGGCTCATAAGGAACGCCTTGCTCATCTTCCAAACCATATGGACAACGCCATACGTTTACTATCATCATCCCCTTACGGGACCACTGCATACCTCCGGCAATATCGTTCATTGTCGGTACGTCGACATAGGGAATACCGTTCTTGTATTTCGCTTGTTGGTGTTTGGTATGCACAGTGACAATCGTATGGTAGTCCTTGTCATTTGAGTGCTTGCGCACTCGCGTTAGAATATTACCAATGGCAATGTCATCACGCACACCTGTATTCACGTCAGTCTTAATCTCTGTAAATGGATCCACCAAGCATCCATCAATCTTCACTCCGCTACTCTCAATCTCATCAACGGCAGTATAGAAGCCTTCAATGGTTAGGTCTTTTAGCCCAGAGTCAATCACATAAAAGTGTTCGCGTAGGAACGACATAGCTTTTTCAGCTTCTAGGTCTGTCGCGTTTATCCTGTCATTGAGTAGGAATGGCTTACGCAGGTAGCACCAAGCTAGTTCAGCGTATACTTCTGCCGGGCTACCGGTCTCTGGAGTGTATACTGCCCACTTCCAGCCTTCGAACTCGGCGAGGTTCATCATTATCTCAAAGGCAAATTGTGATTTGCCCTGATGCGCTCCTGCATAAATGTATGTTGTTGAGCCTCTCTTTACTGAGAACTTCTCGAATAGTGCATCGAACCCAACCCACTCACCTTTCTTTACTCCGGTGATACGCATATTGCGTAGTTGTGGCTCTAGCCTGTCAAGCGTGTATATAAATTCCTTCATCATAATTTGGGGAGTGTTATTGGTTTACTTGTCCGACAATCTTGCTGTCGTATATCTTGATTACTTGGAAGTCAAAGAATTTGCGACCAACTAATCCATATCTTTTTGTAGCCATAGCGTAATTCACATTGTCCAGATTGAGTTCTTCAACCGTCTTGTATCTGGAGATGGCATACCCATCTCTATAGTGATTTACCTTTGCGCTACCGCGTCTAAACGACCACTTGTACTGGACGTTGTGATGGTATATGTTACCGTCTTCCATAATTAAAAGTGGGGGTTTCGTGGATTGATGCCATACAAACCACTACTCCCCCCTTTTTTAATTAGAACAAGTCATCAGCGACTGTGTTCGTAGCCTGAGGTTTAGCCTCAAAGATTGGGGCAACCTCACCGTAGTAACCACCGTCCTTGGTGCGCTTGAGGTCAAAAATAACCCAGCCTCTCTCGTTACGCTCGTCGCTAAGAAGCTTGAAGTCTTTTGGACCTAGTGATACTTTAATCAATTCTCCGTACTTCGTCTCTTTGATGTCAATACGGCCTACATACTTGCGCTTTTCCATTTTATTCGCCTGTTAATAGTTGATGAATATGGTTCAGCCGCTCATTTATTTTAGCAACTGATACCTTTAGTCT